GGTAATGATTGTATATCTGGATAGCTTTCGGAAAATCGGTGTAGGTGCTGAAATCTGGTGTTAGAATGTACCGGAATTTACTCAGCTTGTCCACGTACCTGTCTGGATTTCTCCATAGTGCGTCAAATTGGTAATCATCTAAAAAGAAATGAACAGCTTTCTCTTCTGGATTACTGCATTTTCCTCTGGCATAATTAAAACCGACAAATTCGCAGTTACCCTCGAATGTCTCAGGTTCTATCTGCGGTATACCGTATTCGCCGACACCGGGGAAGATGCGGCGATTTAGATTTTCGTAAGCTATACTTGTCTCTCGGTTTGCCATAGATTACTTCTTTCCGCTTCCAAAGAACCACGAATCAAAGTTTTTCATTCTACGCTTTCTAGCTCTGTCATAAGTGGTAGTAGTGCGGCTTGTATCGTGTAAAGCACTTACATCGCCTTTTTCAGAAGCCTTTGAAAATTTGTGCATTTCATCTCTCATGGCTACGCTGGCATTAACTAATTTTCGATGTTCTATAGCAAGCCTTTGATTTTTAAATAACGTTTCTGCACTTCCAAGTTTTGCGATTTTTCTTTTACTCTCGCTTAATCTGTCATTTATATAATTCATTGTCTTTAATGCTTCGCTCTTTGTCTTGATTGACTTAAAGTAGCTAGTGTTTTCTGAATTAATGACCTTCTCAAGTTTACTGTCTTTTTTAACAGTCCCGCTCCCTCTTAAAGCATCGCTTTTCTTTGAAGAATTAAAGTACATCTTCGCAATAAGCTTAGAAACCGGCTTCTCGTTACTTAACCCACTGCTTCCGCCACGTCCACCCATAAAATCACTCTTTCTGCACTGTCTGCTTAATAACCTGATTTACACCAGTAGCTGACAATCCGTTAAACATACCGACCGCAACCGCCGTGATATAATCCGTTGCTGGAAAATCCGGGATAATTCCCATTCCGACCGCTCCGAGAATTCCACCAATAACCGCCATGATTACTGGAATCCATTCATCAGAGATTCTTTTTGATGCTTTACAGCCCATTCCTACGATGTAACAGATCATCACGATTGCTACGCATGAGCCTAATGTTGAAATATCCATTCTTTTCACCTCACATCTGGAATACCAAACTGTTTGTATGTACCTGTAAATGAAAACTGTTTTCCACATTTACAGCAAGTTTCCGTAATGGTACAAGTCTTTTCTTTGTCATTACATTTTGATTCAGCAGGACTTTTAAATCTGTGTCCGCCAGTTAAAAAGCACATTACTGTATTCATTTCGTTTACATCCCCGCATAAAGAACTGGTATTCCATCATCCGTCCTTACTCCCATCAGAAGTGGTAAAGCCGTCTTAAGAAGTAAGTCGTTCGTTTTCTGTACGTCCCCAGCGGCGGCATACACCGCACTCCATTCCTTTGCACTCGCTCCAATCTGCTGAGGCGTGGCGTAGGAAATGGATTCACTGCCGGAAGATACAGAGGTTACAATGCCTGTAGTGCTACCACCGGACCCGATTGCAGTTGACGTACCACTCACAGCGGCATTGGTAGCATTCTTCTCAGCAAGCTCAATCTGATACATTAATTCAGCCAATGAACAGACCGCCTTTTTGATACGCTTCTGTGTGCGTTCATTTGTCGGCAGTCCATCCACCAGTCTGTCAAATGTCATTGTGTCCACGAAATCACTGGCTCTTTCTGCCAGTCGTGGAAAGTCGGTTTCTGGCACGACATTGCCGAATGATTCTGTATAGAATTTATAATCTGCGTAAGCCATGCCAGTTACCTCCTACATTTATGATTTCGCTGTTACAGTCGCATGTCCGGCGCTCAGTGCTTTATAGGTACTGTCGCACTCAACCACTGTGATTACCTGTCCTGTTGTTGCGGTAATGTCAGATTTTCCATCCCACGCGCTCCAGTTCTTCACATTCTGTCCGTACTCTACGGAAGTCTCAGATGATGCAACTTTGTATTTATATACATTTCCTGCGCTTACTTTTTCCGGAGTAACAGTCACTTTTGTATCTCCGCTCTTACTTCCTGCTGTGGAGTTTACAGTCAGAGTTCCAAGCGTCTGAGTTGCGTTGATAGTTCCGACAGCAACAGCGTCAATATATTCTGCAAAGAGGGTAAGTCCCATGATTGCGAATGATTCAGACACTGCTGTGTGGTAATTGCCCTGTGTATGGAATCCGATCAGATTTGTTTCACCGGATACAGTATATACAAGACCCGCTCTTGCGAAATCAGATTCGTTCGGGTCAACATAGTACAGAACGATATTTTCAACAGGCGTAGCGATTACTGTTCCTCTCGGAATTTCACTGTCAGACAGTAAGAAAATCGTATTGAATCCCAGGAAGTCTTTCACATACTGGAAGCCGAACTGGTTCTGAATAGAAATCTCAGCTGCGCCGATGTACTCATACACGTCCAGAATATTTACAAATCCAACAACACCAGTCACATTTCTGTGCATTTGTTTGAATTTGTTTTCTACACGACCTTTAGCCATTGCCAGAGCCATCTGGAAAGTGGTTTCCGTGAATGAGAGAGTACCTGTTTTCAGATAATCATAAAATCTTTCAGTAACATTGGTCTGAAGCTGGAAGAGGAATTCATCATCGGTCATTTGAACAGCGTTCTCGTAACCGTGATCTTTGATCGCTTCGATAGATACAGCCTTTGCGTACTTCTCAATGCTCATTTCTGCATAAGGCTTTTCTTTTACAGTGAATTTGCTGTAAGGGATTTCCTCGCCCTCTTTAACATTTCCGTCCTGTAGTGTGCCTTCTGCGTATTTCGATTTAAGAACCGCTCCGGGTGTCTTTTTGATTGGACGCATGATACCAAGAATCTCACGCAAGTGTTCCCAGTTTCTCTCGAATCTGGTAACGAAGTCAATCTCACGTGCCTTTACCTGAATATCATTAGTCATAATAAGATTAGCTTTTACTGCCATATAAAAAAATCCTTTCTACCCATAATTGTTAAGGTATTGGGTTAGCGGCTATACTCTGATGTATAGTCGGTGTAAAAAAATCACTGGAATAACTGGATATTCTGAGCAATTGCAGCCTGTCTCTCGGACGGGTCTTTGATTGCTTCGATATCTTTCTTTGTCATGTTTCCCGGTGTCTGCTGCTGTCCAACATGTGTTGTAAATCTCGCCTGATTCTGCTGAGCCTGCTGCTGAGATTCATCCACAAAAGCGGATGCGTCAGACTGCTTCATCTGCTCGATCAGATCGTTCAGTCCAAGGATTTTACCGTCTTTCAGTTTTAATCCAGCTTCTTTGATGTCTGCCATGACTGATTTCTTTGCAGCCTCACTGGAAAATTTAACATCATCGAGTGCTGTTTTAAGTGCATCTGAGAAATCACGGTCATAGATTTTTGCGTTGAATTCTTTCTCTGCATCTGCCGCTTTCTGTTTCCAAGTCTCTAACTCGGTTTTAACATTTGCCGGGTCGATACCGTCAAAACCTTTCAGGGTCTCTTCTGCTGCTTCAGCACGTTCTTTCCAGTCATCACGTTCACCCTCGACTTTCGACAGAGTTTTCGCTACTTCTTTAGCATTCTTATAATGCTCAGAGAGTGCTTTCTTCACATCTGCCTGTTTGTCCTCTGGGATCTCAATTCCAAATGATTTTAATGTGTCAATAAGTTTCTGCATATACATCCTCCTGGTCGTGTTTATTGACCTGCCGCCGCAGGTAAATGGATTAAGCCAGTTAGACCACTGGCAGGGTAGCTGGAATAACAGGAATCGAACCTGTGACACTCTGATTAACAGTCAGATGCTCTACCAACTGAGCTATATCCCATTAACCCGGATTCCCGGGTTAGCAAGGTATTTATCGTGTTATGCCTGCCACGAGTTGTTTCGGATATTTATTTCTTTTAAAAGAAAAGTATAAATAACAAAAACCTTAATCAAGGAGGTGAGCCATCTTGCGTGCCAGACGGCAAATACGCACGACAGGATTCGGACCTGTTTAACTTTCCATTAAAGCGTGCGCACCAGCTACTAAATTAAAGAAAGGAGGATTAAAACGAAAATGTCAAAACAACCGTTTTACTTGTGCTTCCTGCTGCACAATTACATTATAACAGATTTCTTTTAACTACCTCTCTACCACTTTTTGTGTTTTTAAAGCATATCCCGGAGTTTTTCTACGTATCTCTTGACAAGATCGCGTTCCTCCCGGCACTCTGCGTCCTTAGACATATCGCTCATTTCTGTTGTGAGTTCGTCCAGATGTTCTTCCAGAGCGGCAAGCATCTTCCTCTTGCAGTCCTCAGACTTGCCGGAACGATAGCTCTGTTTCTGCGTCATGTAATCGTCATAAGCATCTCGTCCATCAGAACGGCTGTAATGCCCTCTGACATAATGCTCACCCCGTCTGGCATAAGAATTGCCCCTGTCGTAATCCGGCATCATTCTGCCATCATTTGCGCTGTATCTCCCCATACTATCACGTTTTCTTCCACGTTCGCTGTAATCGTCATTGTAGCCACCACGCATCTCATCAAGGACAGTGTTGTAGTACTCTACTTTCTTATCCCAGTACTGAGTGTTCTTGATATCTTTGTACATATCAATCAACTTGTATGTCATTTCCAGATTTCCGGTGGTCAGTCCATTATCAGCGATTTTGGACAGTTCGTCTTCAATTCTTGCGCATAAGTCTTTAATGTCTCTCATAATCACACCTCCTACGCTTCTCTGGTTACGACAATGTTTGCGTTCGCAACAGAAATAGCCTGATTGCTTGTGTTCTCTACTGCGATATTAACGCAACATCCGCGAGGTACATCAATATAGATGCCAGAGGACACATTGTTGTACTGGTCTACTGCTGCCGGTGTGGAAATCATCTGTGAAGATAATACAGGTTCGCCAGAGATTGCAATAGCCAGAGAAATAGCTCCGACAGTACCGCCTGTTGGAATTGCGATATTGCCAGAAAAATCCACGAAAAATCTTGCTTTACACTGGTTAGTAAGCCCTCTCAGGGTAATGATTCCGCTTCCCTCTCTGTGTTGAATACAGTTAGAACCTTTGACTGCTGTGTTTGAAAATACTACGTTTCCATTTGCTGCTACAGTCTGAGCAGCTACATTTGTAAATTCTGCCATAAAAATACTCCTTTCATATCACAAAAGGACAGGTCTCAGCCTGCCCCTCTGTGTAATACGGCATAAGCCGACATAATCATAAAGATTAAGATACTATTATTTACTTTTTAAATATTCCGGTATGCTCATTCTTGGAAGCTGATGTTTCCCTACGGACTCTTTTCCGAAAAGGCATTCTTCCGGTGTCCATCCCGCTCGATACCTATAACTAAGAACTTCTTTTCCAACACCAAGTTCTTTTGACCACTGCGACAATGTTTGCTTTTTTCCACCATATTTAATAAATGAATTATTACGCTTATTGTTCGCCTGTTCTTCCATCGGTATCCATTTACAATTTGATGGTTCATAATTCCCATTTACGTCTATTCTTTCAAGTGTAAGTCCCTCGGAATATCCGTTTAAATACGCCCATTCTCTAAAGCTCCAAAAATCAAGCCATTCATCACACATTTTTATTCCTCTTCCGCCATAATTTTTATAGCTGGGAGTATTTTTATTGTAACATCTTGATTTTATGGAACTCCACTTTTTATAAAACTTTCCTGTAGACTCTCCATGACAAGACCTTGTTTTTTTTGCATAATAGCTTCTAAGACATCCACAAGAAGTACTTGTACCTCTTTCAAGATTATATTGATAGCATTCAACATATTTTCCACATTCGCAGCGGCAAAGCCATAATGTGTTTCTATTTTTTTTGCCTACTATTTTTACAACCTTTAAATTTCCAAATACCATACCTGTTAAGTCTTTGGCTTTGTGCCTACAGCCGCAACTCGTTATATGTCCGTTTCTTAAACCTTTTCCGCTTTTTACTACGATTTTCCCACAATCACACTTACATTTCCAAGAATGATAACCTTTTTCACTCTTTCCTGCGTATTCCAACACTGTAAGCATGCCAAATTTTTCACCAGATAAATCTTTTATTGCCATGTACCTAACCTCCTTCTTTTTTTTATATTATATCAGAAATTAGGTACATAAACAATTCTAATTTTTCTGTCAAAAAAAATTAACAATTACAATTTCCATTGCATCCGCATCCAGAATATGGATATGGAGCCGGGACTACGTAGGATGGCACAGGCATAGGATTTATCCTACGAATCAGTTCTGCTGTCTGCGCTTCCTGGTTTGCCGCAATGTAAGCATTCTGTGCGGACTGAGAAGCCGCCAGTTTAAGTGCCTGATTCTCTGCTCTAAGGTCTGCTGTCTCTTTCTGGCAAAGATAATCAAGAATGGCACGGGTGTTGCTGTTCTGATTGTCCAGAATATCTCTGGTGTTGTTGTTCATTGAGTTCTGGATTGCACAAGTACTGGTAGCCATATCATATCTGATCTGAGCCTGTCCCTCCCTGTTGTCGCAGCAACACTGAGCTAGCTGTGCCTGCAAAGCATTTGTGTTCTGCATATTTGCTACAGTGTCAGCGTTAATAGCCTGCTGGATGCCGAAGCCAGTCTGCATGATGTTGGTGTTGATTCCGTTAAATCCGGTAAGCATACCGTTATTCATGGCGTAGAAGCCATCGCACAGGCCGCTATTGATTCCGTCAAGTTTGCTGATTACTGCGGAATTATCAAATCCTCTCTGAATATCTGCCTGAGTAGCTGCTGTGGCTGCATATCCGCCGCCGTTTCCATTATTGCCCCAGCCGTTGTTTCCCCATCCGAAGAAAGCAAAAATGAATAAAACAATAATCCACCAGCTACCATCTCCGCCAAACATGCCGTCATTATTTCTACCGTTTCCAGTAGCAGCGGCAATATCTGCTAAGCTATAATTTCCATCCATAATATAATCTCCTTTTTGTGTATTTACATCAATCTGGCCAGATTGTAATGTACTATTTCATTCCTTTCAACATGTGCTGGAATTGCCCTGCCATCTGTTGAACTTGATTGAGCTGCTGTTGAGAAATCTTTCCAGACTGCAACATTTTCTCGACTTCTGCTTTCGGATCTCCCTTAAAATTCTGTTTAAACTGCATAAACTGTTGTATCATCTGCATTGGTCCGTTTCCCTGCGGCATTCCACCACCGAGGGCGTTAAATAATGGATTACTCATCTGCGTTTCCTCCCTTGGTCGCTGATTCCTGTACGGTATTAGCCCTAACAGGTTCAGAAAATGAATTTAATCGGTTTATGATAGCTTCGTATTTGCCTTTTAAATCGTCATATTCCTGTCGTGTGACGTATTTACTGTCCATGTTCTGAACAGGCTGTTTAGGCGGCATCTGAGTGCCTATCTCGTGGTATTCAAATGTCCGCAGTGGCTGTGGCATACCGGATACATCTGTGGATTTTATGTAGAACTTTTCACTCTCTGAATCCATTAGCAAAACACTTGTCCCGGGTGCTACCAGATAGGATTTTGCACCTACTTCGCCGGATACCCACAGGATACCGCTATTATTCTGCTGTGGTTGCTGTACTGGTTGAGCTGGAATCTGGACAGGCTGTTGCTGGAACTGGTTCATTTGCCCAGGAACGCCAAAACTATATTGATAAGGATTGTTATATAATGCCATCTTATACACCGCCTTTCTGATTATATTTTTGCATAAAAAAAGAACCGGAAACAGGTCGTTTCTGGCTCTAATTAGTGTCTAAAAAGTATCAGCACACTTTAATTATTTTATTGTTTACCCTCCGGCTTAACCGCTTTGCCGTTGATATGCTCACGTTCATCTGCTCAGCGCAGTATTCGAGCGTATATTCCTTGCATCTCAACCGGAACAATCTTTCTTCGTCCGGTGTGAAATTACACTCTATCAAGAATCTGTCTATATCTTTCTTCGTGAACACATATAATTTCATGAGCATACCCCTTACTAATGCTAACGTTGATTCTGCGCAAGATAATTTGTAAGCTTCTGTTTTGTTTTTTTTAATTCTTCTACATTATTCCCACTAATCTGACTATCCAGCATGGTCGACAACACTTCCAGAATTAATGAATCTCGTTCTGCGATTCTCCGAAGACTTTCATAATCTCGTCTATCATGTTCTTCCAGTGTCTCAACTCGCTTGTTGAGTCGAAATGCCGGAGTAATCCACTTAAGGATTACAGCCGCTGCTCCTCCGACAATAGATACTCCTCCACAAATTGAGAGGAATACTTGTACAAATTCTGATATGCTCATTTATTCTCCTTTTCCCAGTAATATACCGGGATCTCATTACCGCTATTCCATGTATCGAAATATTTGCCCTCTTGTACTGTCACCACATGACCATCTATGCAGAGAATGTATGTGCCTGTCTGATGATCTGCGCAAAAATCATTGACTGTATAGATATATCGTTCTGATTGTTCAATCAGTTTGCGTCTGTATCCATGCTTATAGAGGTACGCGCCCCAGACATAATTTGCGCTTGGCATATCTGACAGAGTGCATGCCTGTATCATTAATCCGGTAAAAACCGTTTCCCAATCAAGGCCGGTTGCTTTGCATATTGCCCGGACAACGCAATCTCCCGTTCTCTTGTCCTTAACAGGATTAGGATTGAAATATTCCCATCTGTCCATCAGTCAATCCCCTTTGCTGTTTTATATCTCTTTGCCGCTCCTCTGGATTTTGCAGCATTCTGGCGGTTCCATTTAGCAATCATGAGTCGGTCTTGCAGCTCTCTTAGATCATTGTCTTTGCAGTAATCTTTGTATGCAGCATTTTGTTTCTGCAAAAGATAAGACTTCCGGTCAAGGTCTTGCTGTAATGCGAATTTTGCCTGTTCGTCTTTGCAGTTATCAACCGCCGCTTGCATTCCAAGGACTTCACGCTTTGTTTTTCGGATTCTTCGCTCATAAGTGCGCTGTCGCTGTTCTTTTTCGTACTGTTTACCTTTGTTGGCTTTGTCCTGCGCTGATAGTTCTGTATAGGGATTAAATTCTCCATCACTGGCTCCAAAACTATGCCGACAGTTGACCCCTGACAATCCACTCGCCGTTCCATATCCGGTCAATGAGAACGGTGGAAATTTCTTGCTCTTGCCAGAACGAGAGTATATCTTGCCTTGCCACCATGAGTGGTTTCCGGGATTCTCACCGCCGTCTCCTGTCCTGGCTCCCATGTGAGCACTGACCAGAACTAAATCCCAGTTCATTTCTTCCATGCGTTTTAGAGATATATCTCCCGTAGCCTGAGCCACGCCGGTCCTGACAGAACGTGCTACTGCTGTTTCAATCGTGTCTTTTCTGCCAGATGGATATGTGACAGTAACACCATCACTCACAACGTTATTAACCGCCTCTTTGATGGCTTGCGTATATCCAACTGTCCCAGTCATCACATGATTGTATGCAAGGTCGCATTGCTCAATATAGAGCCTTTGAGCGGCGCTTGCGGTTGTTCTCGTGAAGTTCTTCCACTCGCCCATAGTCGCAAGCATATTCCGCTCCATGAGCCTTATCATGGCTGGCGACTGTTCGAGCGGTACAGGACTTAATCCTGCCGCCTTGTATACTTTATCATCATAGTTCATTGCAGTGATTCCAGCATCTTCAAACGCTTCAAGGAGTTCCTGCTGTTCGCGTTTGGTATATTTGGATAGTTCTGCCAGAATGTCCTCTAGCAGCTCACCAGATTCCTGTAGCGTTCTGATTCTCCACGCATCGGCATTAGTCAGAATATAATCCTCACCTCTGCCGATTCTTGTCATCATTCGAGACACGATCTCAGAGATGATATACTGATGCAGCTCTTCCGCAATCTGTTCACTGCCCTCTGTTATCCGGCGTAAATACTCTGGACTAAGCATAATTATTCCTCATCACCGAACAAAGCCGGTTCTTTTGGCTGTGCCTCTTCAACCATTGCCTTAGCTTCTTCCTCGGTCATTCCCTCGAATTTCACGAAATACAGCCATGCCGGAACTTTGCCAGTGGTCACATACTGCCACCATCTTGCACGGTCGTTTTCACGCACATATAGGATGTCTCCGAAATCATAATTGACTTCATAAGCTCCAACAGGTGCAAGCCCGTACAGGTCAGCGTAAACGTTCAACGCGTAAATAACTTCATCTAGGCAAGACTCCAACTTATCTCTTACATCTTTGACGAACTGCACTGTTCTCTGCTGTTCCGCTTCTACTCCTGTAGCTGTCTGAATGCCACTAGATTCGTTAAAAACGAAGTACCCGTTGGAGAATCCAATCTTATATCCCAACTGACTTAAAATGGCGTTTATGCCGCTTATACGAGTATCTGTGTTGAGCTGTGGATTGATTTCTTGATAAAATTCTTTCTCGTCCTGTCCGAATACATTCTTGACAAAGTGCGGTAAGTTCATCTCATTACGTCTGTTCTCCATACCCTGCGGTGACATGGCTGATACAGGTGTGCCGCTCGGCATCAGCAGCCTATCATCTGCCAGAACAATCTTCTGAGAATCAAAAATCTCTCCGGCATTACGGCTGTATGCAATATCGAGGTCTTTTAATTCTTCTATAGCTTCCGCAAATATCGGCAAGCCCAGTGGTGTACTAATATCTACATTGTTCGCCTGTGGCGTCCGTAGAACTCCGTATAGAGGCGAAGTTATTTTCTTCATATTTTCCTTAAAAAAAGGACCTGCTTCTTCTACTAAATCAGCCCATTTTGTTTCTTTTATCGGTATAGCGTCTCCAATACTATTAGGTGATTTTGAAACATACGTTCTATTTGAGACATAATATGGGAAAAAGGTTACGCCATCTATGGTAGTTTCCACAAATCTATGATACTCCAACCTCGTATAATATTTTCGCCCAACCGTGTAAGAATCTTTAAATACGATTCCTTTAATCTCCTGATTATCATAATCCACAATCATCACATCTGCCGGGGTAAATACGTCAAGGCTCTCACCGTTTGGCTTAATAAATACCGTTCCGTAGGCACAGCTGTACTCTACCCAGTGTCGAATCTGGAAGTACACCTTGTCGATCTGCTCTTGTAACCATTCTGCACGTGATTCAATATCTTCGTACACGTTTATTGGATGCCCTGCGTATTCCGCTGTTGTGACATGCTCCCATTTGTAATGTTCTGGGTCTCCCTTTGGCTTTGATATCTGAATGCCGATCGCCAATGTTGCGAGCCGTGCTGTTTCTGAGCAGACAGATTTAGCAAAATTAATCGTCTTGATGCTATTTTTATCATCTAACCAGTATGGAACGCCTCGATATATGTTTGCACATTTATTAATCAACGATTCCATCTCTGGGAACTCTGCTGCCTGGATATTAAAATCCTCTTCGGCTTGTTTTTTGAAAATCATGTTAAACCACCTTTTTAGTGTTGTTATAAGTCCCATTATGCACTCACGCCCCAGTATTTTATCTCACCCTGTCTACGTGCTTCTGCTGCTTCTTCAAGCGTGTCATGCCTGCCTAGATCAACTTTTTTATTATCTACATAGATTGTTGCTCTATATTTCCCTCTGTCCATGGAAACACCAGTAACACCAGTTGAATTTATTTTTTCCATTCTTTTGTTTCTTGCCTGCTGAGTCCATGTTGCCCATCTGCAATTTTCTGGCGAATAGTCCGAATTTGTGTCTATTCTATCAATACTCAAATTATCAGCATATCCATTTTCTAATGCCCATAGAACAAACGCTTCTGAACTTTTATTCCATTCTTTGCAAACCTTTATTCCTCTTCCGCCATAGTCTTCATAATCTTTGTCATTGGGGTTATTGCATCTCTGACGAATTCCCTGCCAGATTTTATATATTCGTCTATATTTTAGGCTATATCCTCTTTTAAGCATTAGTCCCTCTTCTCCTCCATAATGATTCTGTTGCGTATCTACAAGCATCGACTAAATGGTTGTTCTCGTCAGGATATCCACTTATAACGTTTCCATCTTTGTCTCTTTCATATTCGTACTCTGAAAACTCTTTGTAAGCGTTAGGTGTTCTTTTGGGGTCAATAACAATAGTTCTTGTCTGAAGCCATTTCATAGAATACTCCACACTTCCAGGCCCTTTTATCGCACCCCTTGCTGGAAGTCCAAAGTCTCTATAATCATTGATTGATTTAGGCTCCGCAGAATCGCAAGTAATAGTATAATCATCGTATTTTCTTTTTAGAATCTCGTCTGCTGATTTCCTATTACTCCATTTATTTTCGTAAATTTCATCAATGAGATATATCTTTTCAGTGTTATGATTGTAATACAAACGAATAAAAGCATACGGATCAGGGAAAAATCCCCAGTCACACCCCTGAAATATTTTGTCCATGCGACTGATCTCTTCATCTGTAATATCTCTAATCTCCAGATATTCAAATACGTTTCCGCCATCGCCATTCGGAACACCCAGGTATTCATGTTCATAGGCTTCTGGATTGATTTCTTTCAGATGTGCTGCATCGTCAATAAACTTCTGTCCGAGCCACTCCGCCGGGGCTTCCAGATAACTTGAATGATGGATAACTCTTTTCGGGTTAGGTATGAGCTTAATCCTGTTTACCCAGTTTGATTTTGATTTTGGCGGGTTATACGATGAAAAATCATAGGATTCATCGCCGCCACGAAGTACTGACTGATTAACAGAACGTTCCT